AACTTAGAACCACTGCCCTACGGGAGTCCATAAGCCCACTAACAACAGAAATAATCGAATCTGTAGTGATGCGAACACCAATAGGACCAAAATTAGAAGAAGTACCGGTAGCCACTTTATCATTGTAAATGTAATATTCATTAACGAGGTTGGTAATATCCACACCTGTGCGTTCGTCTTTTTTCTTCTTTAATTCACGGACTTTACGTAGTTTGCGTGGGTCGATATAACGCAGTTCTTTAATACCTTGAGCTGGGTTTTCTCTATCGATAATAATGTGGTAGTACATTCTACCATCAATATAATATCTACGGAAGATATCTTGCGCCATGTGACCATAATTTAATAAACGCAAGACAGTATTGAATTCGTCTTTGATTGCTTTCTTAATTTTATCTGATTGATCCAGATCATCTAAAACGATCTGAGTAATCTTACCATCATCATCTTCTACTATAGCTTCATTAACTATATCATCTATTGCTGATTCTATTTCTGGTTGCATTGCCATTTCACGGTAACGAGAGATGAGTTCAACCTCATTCTTTGCTGTACCGTCTAAGTCAACGTATGTACCATAATAGGCCGCAGATTGTATAGTTAATGCACCATCATCGTTCGTAGGCGGCGAAAACGACTGTTGCACAAGGGAAGCCTCTTCAGACTTACCACGTGATATTGTAAAACCAAACAACGAAAATTTATTTAGAGATGCCATATTTTCCTAGATGTCAAAATCAAAAAGTCACATGAAGGGAGGCCGAAGCCTCCCCGTTTATATAATAACTCAACTACGGTTTTTACCTTATTGGTTTAATATTTTTATCAAAATCACCATCGGTGGTACCTGCTGCCCAATATTGATAAGCAAAAGTTACCGAAAATTCTTCGATGCTGTCATTTGAACCCCAATCTAAATCGATTGGTGAAATATCAACCGGGAACATACCAGTAAACAAATAACTCTTGGACACTTCTGCGCCACTTTTACCCCATTGTACAACTAAACTATCTGCTGTATATGATAGAGGTTTTACGTATTTGCCACCACGAACATTTTCTTTATGTGAATTGATAGCGCTCATCCATTTTTCTAAAGAATTTCTAGCTGAAAAATCTTCATCATTGATGATCGTTACTGTCCAGTCAGTAAATGTTCTATTTCCTGGAAATTTTAGTTCACGTCCAAAATAATAAACAGGAACAACACCAATAGTAGAACCTGGTAATTGTGCTGCTTTTATTTTAAATCTCAACTCAGACTGTGCATTTACATCATCGATTCCATCTGGAAGAGTCAGATAGACTTCGAATAGATTTGGACGTGCTCCGTCATAAGTCATTCTTGATCTAAAATCGTTTACATTAAAAGCCATTTTTTTCTCCTATTATCCTGTTGATATTTATTAAGTTAACCTGTAACGGTTGTAAATTCAACACCAGTTCCAACAGCGATAAAGTTCAGTTGAATGTAATTGATTGATCGTGTAGGTTTAATGTAAATATCACCAACAAACTGATTGTTATCAATAACAGCTTGTGTGTTATTTGTGGCATCACAAACAACTCTATAGTCAACAATACCTTGACGACCTTGTACTTCACGTAAGAAAGGATTAACAGTTGTGACAAATTGTGATCTGGTAAAATCATCATTCTGTTCGAATAGAGATGATTTTGCAGCAGCAGCAATTGATTTTTCTAATACGATGAACAATCTACGAACGTTAATTCTATCAAACGCAGATGGTTTTGCTGTTAATGTCTTGTCACCAAACAAGATAATACCTTGACCTGGGAAAGCAATAACAGGATTAACACCAGCAGAATACAATGTATCTCTGTAAGTCTTGGTTGGATTCCATGCTAGTTTGATTGCATTTCTAATTGCACCACGTGTCATACCAGCTGGTGAGAACCATGGATCACGAACACTGTCAGTAAATACACATAGGCCAGCAATATCGGCATTCAATGAACTCCAGATATATCTATTGTTATATGGATCAAATTGATATTTCCAACCAGAATCAGCAACAGCATAGGTAGAACTTCTTCCTAAACTTGTTAACCAACTTTGAATGTTTGTTATTGCAACAGAAGGATCAACATTAACAACAGCAGATTTTGGTGGAGATACAAACGCAATAGCATCTTGTCTAGCAGCTGCTAAATCGATACAAGCTTGTTGTACAGTTACACTTGCTTCACCAGAAATAATCAGGGAAACATCAACTGTTTCTTTATTTCCAAATAGATTATATGCAGTTACGATATCACCATCTGTAGCATTACCACCTACACCATTACTTAATGTGGATAAAACTGTAGTTGCTGGTGTTGCAAAAGCTTTGCCTGCTGCTGTTGTACCCCATGTTGAATTAGTATTAACATAATCAACTGGATTTACCGCATAGACGTAACTTGACTGATCGAATATAACCTGTTTGTAATAGTTACTGCCACCATTTTTATTTGCATCTATTGCTTTTGAAACAAATGCATAAGTTTCTAAAACTGTGTTTGCTGTTCCAGTAAATCTTCCTAATGCATCAATAACAACGATATGCATTTCGTCATTCGAACCTTGTTGTTGTGTAACAAAGTCTGAAGTTCCTGGTGCAGATGAGAAGTAGTTCTTGTATGACCAAGTTGAGAATGTTGCTGAATTAGCACAGACTTCAACAGATAAAGAATTACCTAATGTACCTGGATATCTTGCAACGAAAGCACCAACCGCATCTTGATTATCTGAATTTAAATAACTCGCTTCAAATTCAGCTGAATTTTTAATTTGTACGCCTGATCCTGATGAGACAGCATTATTTGCTGTTGTAGGAACTGCACGAACGATACTCAAATTATTTCCGTAAGCCAAGAAATTAGCTGCCGCAAAGAATGATGGATTGGAATTGTGTGAAGTATCTGGACTTGGTTTTCCAAAAATTCTTCTTAATGAAATCTCACTGTCGATCAATGTAATTTGATTTGCTGGACCCCAAAGGAATGTTCCAGCAAAAGCACCGGCAGTAGTAAGTGTTGAAGGAACAACATTAGTGTTATCTACTTCGCTTACGCTTACGCCTGGAGATAGTTGAAACGCCATTTTTTTCTCCTTAATTTATTATATGTTTTTGGCACCTAAAATACCATGGTAATTATTTATCAAAGACAGGTTTTACATTACCTGGTCATATCTTTAATGTAATTTGCATAGGGTTGGCCTGAGTCTGCCATTTCCCACACATCTCCATCAAAAACCTCAAACTCATGTTCTAATCCATCTTCAATAATTGGTGCCGGTAAATGTTCTTCGTCAACTTGATTCATGTTTTCCAACTGAATCTGTTTTCTTATATCATGGTTAACAATGTCTTTGAAGTATTTCTGAGTCGTTATCCATGCAAATATCACCAATGACATAACCATGTCATCGTTTGTACCTTCTTCGGCCTTAAACGTATTCTTCTGTTGTACGAATGTTGTTAATTCTGAGTAGGTAGTAAAGTCATTAATCTGTAACTTGTCACTTTCAATCAAAGTTTTTAGGTTAGAACAACCTATTGCCTTAACTTGAGGTGACATTTTCAGTCCCATCTGTACGCCACGAGCAAAACCACCAGATAGTTGTTGAGGTTTCTTATTGCCAGTGTAAATCTTCAGTAAGTTCTCATATTCAAAATCTTGATGTAGTGTGTCTGCAACCTGTGGATTGTTATTTATTTCTACCAAAACATAGGCATTATTATACATCTTCGCTGCATTATATATAACAGTTGGAAACAGTATAGGTGAAATAGAAGAACTATTGTAGGCCGCAACCTGTTTGTATGGTGTCTGTGATATATCGATAACCGAGAAAGAAGAACTATCTAGATTCTTACCTTCAGATACATCCACCGTAATTGCATACAGGTGATCTATCTTGGCACCTTCTTCTTCTTTGACCGGATGTTCAAAGATTCTCATCATGTCATGTGTAACAAGTGGTTCTCTATAGACCAATTGTTGCAACTTAGTACCAGAGATCAGTGTGTTGGTTGAACCCAAGAATTCAGTTTCAAACTCTTGTGCAAACTGTCTTTCCGATGTGTTCCTGATCGTTTCTTCACGCCATGCTTGATCTCTACCTGGAACATGTGACCAATGAATCTCGAATGGTATATAATTGTTCTTTTTGTTCTGTGCATCCATCCATAACTTGTAAAACAAGTTCATACCATTTGGAGTGGATACAATAATAATCTTTGTCTTTTTACCTGATGAAATTACAGGATAAACTGAGTTAAAGAATTCATTTGCAATGTTGTTTGGTACGAACGCAAATTCATCTAAGAATACGATGTTAAACGAACCACCTCGGATCGCACTGGATGATGTGGAGGCCGCTATAATCTTAGACCCGTTCTCTAACTCTACATTACCCTTGTTCCATGTCACCACACCTTGTTGCAACCAATGGGGTAGGTTCTCATATGCTAACTGATACTTTGCAAGAATGTCACGTGCTAAAGAACCTTTATTAGCTAGAACGGCACAGTTTTGAGAATCTTCGAATATGGTTGCGTGTAGTAAGTATGCAACTGTTGTGGTAGTTTTACCAACCTGACGAGGACATTTAGTGATGACAAAACGATTCTTTTGGAATAGACCTAACATCTCTTCCTGAAATGGCCACATGCGGAAGTTAATTAGACCTTCATCAACGTTGACAATCTTTACATAATTTTTGGCAAAATAGATAGCATCATTTTTACATTTGATGTATTCATCTATCTGTTCTTGCGTCCAAGTTACATCTACACCTGCTTTTTTGAGCAGAGGATTATCACGGTACGAATCTTTATTACTAATCATTATGCCTTAGTGGTTGTCAATTTTACATGGCCAGTTTCGGGATGGTGCTCTACGTGGTGTGCATGAAACTCTACATCTGGATGGTCGTGTTTTAGAGATTTAAATTTCTCTAAGTTATCTTTAGAATCATCATACAAGTGTACCTTTTTGTAACCATGTTTCTTAACTAGGTCACCAATTACTTTATGTTTTGCTTCTGCTGGTGTTTTTGCACCAGTATTACCAGCTCTACGAACATGAACTTGATGTGGATCGATACCATGATGTTTAAGTGTTTTCATAAAACCATGCTTATCGTCCATATCTGAACGTGCGGTAACAATCTCTACATTCTTATTGTTCTTATGTATGGCTTTTAATTTATGAATCATTTTGTGAATAGGTGTTGCAGACTTCTTAAAGACTTTACTTGACCTAAATTCACTGTAGTCATAACTGTGACCATGTGGTAACTTATGTGTATTATATTCTTGATTAGTTAAAGAACCTACTCTTTTACCATGTTCATCTTTAACGTGTACTTTAACTTTAGAATGATCGTGGTGAAATAGAACTTCATCCATGTCAAATGCATGGAGAGTTTTAGATTTAGGATCTTTTCTTTCTTCTTCGAGAAATTGTTTAAAGTTTATCATTCTTCTAAGTTCTGTATATTATTTAATAGATTAGGATTATCTAACATCAATCCCAACAAACCATGAGTGGTATATATTACATCATCTTCACTCATATTTAAATTATATGCATGATCTAAAAGGTGGATGATCTCATGTAATATTGCAATCTTTTTTGTTTGTATAGTATGTGATTTATTAATCCAGATTTCTTGTGAATTAAAGTTTGCAAGACCTATTCTACCTTGCATTTCTGAATCATCTTTATATAAAATCTTATATACTATTCCGGCAATTTT